GTGATCGCGCCGGTGCCACTGCCACTTACATCGCCTGATAAAGTGATCGTTTGGTCGCCAGTATTGGTGCCTGAAATTGAACCTGTACTGGCAATCGTTAGCGTCGTAGCAGCATTTGTGAAGCTAAGCGTGCCGCTGTTGGCGCTGATCGTCAGCGTTCTACCTGCGTTATTTACGCCGGTGCCGCCGTAAGTAGAGCCAACAACCCCACCCTGCCAAGTGCCAGAACTGATCGTTCCAACTGTAGTGATGTTGGCCGACCCCGCCCAGGTAGAAAGGGCTGTGTTTTCAACGTTGCTTAGTCCTACGTCCGTTTTGCTAACGGTGCTCCACGCAGGTGCTGCTGATACTGCACCTGTGCCAGTCTGCGACAAGAACTGTTTTGTTGTCGTTGTGTTTCCGGCCAATTTGGAAAGCGTATTGGCCGCGCTGCTATATAGCGTGTCGCCCAGCGTGTATGTCGATTGGCCGGTGCCCCCGCTGGTTGCTACCAATGTGGCCGATAAACCCGCAGCAGTGCCGGTGGTGTTCTGGTTCAACGTCGGGAAGTCACCCGCTACAGCAATCGACAATGCACCTGTAGTTGTGGTCGACTTTAAGATGCCCGTTGCCAGCGCGCTTGTGCCCGCCGAATAATCGGTGCCAGCCGTAGCCGCCGAAATCGCCGTTCCGTTGCCCTTCAACACGCCTGTTATAGTCGTCGTAAGGGTAAGCGCCGGTGTTGCTCCGCCACTTGAGGTGCCTGCAAAACCGTTAGCCGATGCCACCGAAACCGCAGTCACCGTTCCCGACGTTCCAGTAAGCACACCGCCTGACAGCGTCAAGCCGCCTGCTACGCTGATTTCTTCCGCCGCGCCGCTTAATGCTGTGGTTCGCCCAAGCAGTCGTGCAGTCGACATTGTCAGCCCATTGGCCGAAGCATACGCGCTTGGTGCGACATAATCCGTCGCCGCTGCCGCAATAGACAAAACGCCCGTTGTGGTCGTGTTTTTGACAAGGCCAGTGCCAAGCGCGCCCAAAAACTGCGCTCCGGAAAGACCAGCGTCAGTTGTGCCTTGAACGATAAACTTATTAGAAAAAGCGACGTTGGCCGAGCCATCTACGGAATTGCCAGCTAAGTTACGGGCGGTCGTCCATTTGGCTGCGCTACCAGTGGTGTTTTGGTTGAATGTGGGCCACGTGAACGTGCCGGTGCTGAAATTGCCCGATGTTGGCGTACCCAAGATCGGTGCAACAAGCGTGGGGGTTGTCGACCGTACAACCGACCCGCTTCCCGTGCTGGTCGTAACGCCTGTGCCACCGCTTAATACCGGCAGAGGAGCAGTCAGCGTCAAGGAGTTCAAGCTGGCTGTGGAACCAGCTTGATATTTGTCGTTATTAAGATTGGTAAAGTTGTCGTCGACCTCAGCGTAGGTAAGCGCTGACCCCTTACCCGCACGAGTCACGATTGTCGACATTAGCCCACCTGAATGATTGCCGAGCCTGCCGCAGCAGCCGGGAAGTTGATTGTGAAATCTCCGCTGGTTGAGGTCTTATCCGCCCCAAAGTCCAGCACGGCAATTGCTTTGTTAGCTTTGGTGCTGTTGTAAATCAAAGCGCCACGAGCAGTGATGGTAGAGCTTGTCCATGTGGTGTCATTGAAATCCACAATTGCTGTTGTGCCATCCAACGTTACAACCGCACCAGTAAGTGTATTGCCACCAGCGGTGTAGTTCGTGCCGGAGGATGATACTTCGCTCGTCGTGGTGTATACGGTTGTTGTGGCTCCCAGCGTTGCACTGCTGGTGTAAAGCGCGATCTTAATGACATCGGTATCCAAATCCTGTTCTCCCAGCAAAATTTGCTGTTTGAACGAAGAGCACATTGTTTGTGTAATAGCCATTTTCTATCCTTAATTCACCTGTACTCGTACTTGCCCGTCGCGATATGCGTCTTGGCGCTGCTTGCCGTCTCCAAGATTCTTCAGCAATGCGATTGATTGCAAATACATATCTTGATAGAACTTCACCAAATCCGGTTCGCCCTTCATATACCGAATGGCTTCTACCATTACGCCATTAAACAATGCGGAGTCAAAATTGTCGCCTAGCCACGTACTTCCTGCTGTAACAATAGACTCTGGATAATAGTAATAATGAAGCTCCACGCTGTAGTTGGAGTTTGGGGTTGGGCCAACAATAAATGACAATTCATTTATGCTGCCGGAGTCCGGGCCAAATATTGCGTAATGACGGGGAAGCCCTGTGCTGGAAGGAGATGGGTATGCTTCTCGGATGAAATTAACATCCTTGTTAAGCAAATAGCTAAAATTACCCGAGCCGTCAATCACCGCCAGTGAGTAGGCAGACAAAAAATCTGTCGGCGTTGCCAAATACTTATTGTTTGTTGTCAATGAGCCTTGGACGTTTTTCCGCAAATTGGCAAGCTGAACCGTATTATAAATACGCTGTTCCGCCTGACGAATCATGGTGTTCATGTCCGTTGTGTCAAACGTATTTTCGCAATAGTCAGAGACTGCGGTTACAAGCTCGGAATAGTTCATAGTATCAACCCATCGGGCCGCGAGCCATCACGCCTTTAGTGGCAGCGCCAGTACCACGAATTTTAATGCCAGTGGTTTTGACTTCATCATTTGACGTAATAGAAACACCATCCATCGGTGTCCAATCTTTTTTCTTGTTGAAGGGCAGCTTACGACCCGATTCAACCTTTGAAGCTTTTTTGCCTTGCATGGTATGTGGCTCCGCATAAACGTGGGCCTGACCCACTTCTTTACCCATCAGCTTTTGGCTGTATTTAGACATTCGTCTTTTGGCCTTTGTAAGTAAAAGACGATTTTTTCTGATTAGCTACTTTTGCCAAGCCACGACCGAGCTGCTTCATCTGCAGGTTTGTTTTGCCACCTTTGGCATATCCTTTAGCACCGTGCATAGACTTTTCATGCGACTTCACAGCCTTGTTTGCTTCTACCTTTGCCACTTCTTTCATGCCCATAATCTTCTCCTAAACAGTCACTATTACCTGACCAACCGCGCCGCTTGCGCGCAAATCGTTGGGCGTTAATTCCGCTGCATACAAACTTGCGCCTCCTACGGGTGCCCATCCCCATTGAAATACGCGACTGCCCTCACCAATTGACCCATCCACCAAATTTCCAGATTGTGTATAAGACAAATCTCGGCGCGGATTCCTTAGAGCCTGCGGGTCTTCAATTGGATACATACCTAATTGCAATTGCGGCTGGTCTGGGTCCCAACATTCTGGACAAACCATGATGTTCACTTGCTTGGTTTTGACGACCAGCGGCTTCAATTGCTTTAGCTTGTATCGCTGGCCGCAACGGTCACACTCCGCGATTGCAAATTTGCCGGATGCGAACCTATTAGCCATTTAGAACACACCGCCAATGAATGATTGACGCGGAACAAATCGTACCGGTGCTTTTTCCCGATCTTCTCCTGCAGCCAATTCAAACTGTTTTTCGTACTCTGATTGAAGCATCGGAACCCGTTGCATTAACTCTGGCGTTTTTAATGCAATGTAATATGCCAAGCCAGCAATTAACACTGGAAGAAAACGAAAATTTACGTCTTGCGTCTCAATACCGCTGCCTGCATCTTGAATCCGCCTCATCCGCCAATAAACAAGCGTGTAATACGGACTTGCCAAAGTCCCTTGGTCGGGTACAGGCCACACGGTGACTTGTGGCGCATCGCGAAGCCGCTGAATCCAAATTTGGATGGGGCGACCTTGCGCCAGCTTTGCCGGAATACTTGAGTATGTTGATACGCTGATACGCGAAATCGTAATATCCGATTGCGAATTAGTCACACCTGGACTTGTGCGGATTACATGATCGAGAAGATCAATTGTATCGGCTGGCAGCGTATAAGTCGCCGTTCCTTGTACCAAAGGAACGGTTCCGCTATCAATTGTCCACATATTGATGCCACGGTTTGCTAACTCAATGGTCATCATGTTCATACAAAATCTGGCAAGACGCAGATCAAAACCCGAGCGCATTTCACGACCTGCCTGCGCCCACGCCATTTCAGCAATCTCTGTAAATTCTGGATTGAACGCAGTTGTGCCGGAAGTGCTCATGCTTACCTCTTTGCGGTTTTAGCCGATTGCTTAAAAGCTTCTGCCGTTGGCGCGCCTTTGCTGCCAGGCTTACGCATTTTTTCACCTGAACCCGAGGCAATTCTTTCGCGCTTGCGACTAATGTTCTCGTACAAACCAACCTTTCCGCCCTTTTGATATACCGTTACATCCTGCGGAT